CCCTAATCTATGGGTGTGCCCACATACCACTGATTTTCCTAGTCTCCTAGCCCCGTTTAAGGCCGTTTGTCCAGGTACTTGGCTAAGCGGGAAAGCATCGCCATGCACGGCTGTCCAGCCTGGTGCCCAGTCAATACCATATGGGCTGAACTTTATGCCTAATTTGTCATAACCCATAAAGCGTTCATATTGCATCTCTGGCAGATTCAAGAAGCTAGGCAATCTCTTTTTTATAGATCGATAAAGCCTGATTCCATGATTACTACCCAGTACATCGGTAACACCTAGGTAGGTTAATACTTCTTGTGTTTGCTTTCTGTCGTCATTTATATTGCCCACCATTTCATCAATAGTGCCAGCATTAAAACCGCCTAGCTGTGGTAGATCAATTTCATCACCAATGCATATGGTTCTATGCGGATTCCATTTAGCCAGAAAACGGCCAACGGATTTAACGGACTTCTCATTGAAAAAAGGTACTTGCAGGTCAGACACAAACGCTATGCGCTTAATCTTCTTCCTCATCTGGAGTAGGGATAGTTGGGATAATGCCCTTATCGCCTACGATCCAGTCAGGCATAGAATCAGGATTATCCATAAGGTACAGGGCTACAGATTCAGAGAATCCAGCCTTGCGAGCAGCGGTGAACATCGTATGTTTAGCAATATAGAAAACTTCAAGTTTAGTTAATGGCTCTGGTGTCTTACGCACCCTGCGCCTATTAATCTTCTTGCGTTTACGTGTAGTTGCCATATTAAAATTATGACTTACTAATTAAACTAAATAGATCATCGACACGCTTTTCTAGTCGATTAAGTTGATCCTTCATAGAGCTACCGCCATTAGGTTTTAACTCACTAAGAAAACTTTTAATAACCCACCGTAGAGCCACTAATAAAGCTCCTGCGATAGAGCATACGCCAACGCCAAAGGCAACCCATTCGTTTGGTGTCATTTCGCATTAACACCATAGTCTGCTTCTTTGCCAGAAGTAGGATCTACAGCCTTTACTATTGGTGCAACAATCGCACCTAGAAGTGTTGCATAAGCAGGGTGGATATCAGCGACAATGGCTAGTGCCACTGTGATACCACTAGCTGCTACAGCTCTTAAATATGACTTAATTGCTGCCTTGTGTTTATTTGATAACTTCATATTTTTCCCCCTAGTAGTGGTATATCGAATGGTCTGCCGTCTTTGTCTCCTGCTTTGGTAAAGCTAATATGGATGTGCCGTTTATGTGGATTTATGCCACGATATCTACGCCACTTAAATCCAAATCTTTTTGATGCAATAAAGCCATTATGTATTACGTAAGATATACGCTTATCGGTTTTTGCACATACCCTGATCTGGTCAGCCAGATATATCGAGAGTTGCTCGGATGAATCCAGGCGAGAATCAATATCAATGGCTCGGACGATCCCAGATTCGTCTGGATTATGATCCGATCTAGTGGCGGAATGACGAGCATCACCAATCCACCCATCACTGGTAGTGCGGCGATCTGGATACCAGGTATCAACCTGATCTCTTAACTGCACCCCAGCTGCGCATAATCTAGGCTTCATTAGCCAAGTAGCAATTTTGCTTCATCGGCAGTTAAACCCAAGCGATCTAACATAGCCTGACGTGCTGCTTCTTTTGCCGCTAATTCTGCTTTACGTGCTTCATGATTTTCAGCAATTACTTTGATGTTTTCTAATTCTTCAGCAGTAGCATCTCTAATTGTTTCTTCGCCAGTTTCACAGTTATATTCTTTTACTTGTATTTTAGTCATTATTTAACTCCGTATAAATAGGCTGTTCCTGATGTAAAACTTCCAGTGCTTAGTGATAATGTTAATGAAGTTATAGCTGCGGATGCCTTGTAAGGAACTGCGAAATATAATCCTCTAAAATTAGCTGGAGTTGAATTATCATTAACAATGCTGGTGCAGTAATTAGGTTTCCAAGTTGTAGCACTAGAATAATTTGGCATATAAACATTTATAGATGCGTTTGATGTACCATTGTCTGTGTCTGGGCTAATTTGATTGGCAGTGGAAGCCCAAGTTGATGCTGATCCTGTTGCCCAAGTGTCGCTATATGATCCATTTCTATAATTTGAGCCAGTATCGCTGTTGTATTGTATAAATAAAGCAGCGCCATCTGTACCTGGTCTGTAGTTTTCTACAATTAATCTTAAATCTACATAAGTTGTTGGAATTGAACTTATAGTAACCGATGAACCAGTTAAAGTTGTTCCACCAGTATTTATTAAAGTCATACCGCCACCACCAGCTGGTGTAGACCATACTGGCAACCCGCCAGATACAGTAAGGACTTGTCCAGTGCTACCTATTCCAAGTCTGGCTGGTGTTGATCCACTAGATGAATAAATGGTATCGCCAGTAGTTGTCATTGGATTTACCATGCCTGTTGTATCTAAGTTAGTCCATGCTGATCCAGTGTAATAAGTAGTTGTATTAGTATCTTTTAGATAAGCAAAATTACCTTCTTGTGGAGAAGTTACAGCTGCATCTCTAGCGGTAGCACTGGCAAAAACCCAGATACCTTGCATTAAATAACCATCTACATCGGCGGCAGTTAATACCTCGCCTGTAACAAAATCCTTAAAGCCTAAACCAGCTGCCATTTTTACTCCTTAGTAACTTAGGACATTATAGCCCAAAGTACCATAAATGCTATTATCTAGGATAAATGCGTCTATAACGGGCTCTAGTGTCGTGAACGTAGTTTTCCAACTATTCGGCGTTATTGCCATCGATACCCCAAAAATCTGTAGGGTCTTTTCTAAAACTGACCCACCTGGTTGGGTGGTCTTAACTGTTATTGGATCAAAAAAATCTAAGTCTAAGGCTGCAATAATGCCTGAATTGTAATTAGGCGTGTATAGGTCTAAAACTATGGCATCGCATCGGATAGAAGTCTCAGCTCTACTAGCCACATAAGCCTGGGCATAATCCAGGGCTACTGCATCGGATTGCATAAGTAGGCCATCTAAAAAATATGAGTGAAGAAAATATTTATCTATGCTGGCTTGATTTAAGGCTACCTGGGCTGTGCCACCTGCTCTAGTTATTGTGGCTTTATTAAATACCAATACGTCGTTTAATATCCAAGCGACATCGGCGTAATTTATGCCTGTGCCATTATCTGCAAACACTGTGGGCGTGCCACCAATAGAACCAGCTGTAACTGCTCGGTCTTGGAATACAAACGATCCACTAGCATCTACATAAAATGCGCCGTATTCACTTTGGGTAACTGTAGTCAATGCAGCCAATGCAGTTCGGTTAGTGCCTGGATCTGATTGTAATGTAGTTAAACCTGCATCAACATCACGCATTGTAGCTGGCCATGATATTTGATCTAATATGTTATTAATTCTTGCGCCTGATAATTGACCAGCGCTTGTACCTGTAACTGTACTTATCTGAGCATTCTGAGCTAATCTAAAGGCATCAACTGCAGTTATTGTTGTATAAGTTACATCTTCTGCTTCACGAGGATAAGTAGTAACGTAGCTTGTAATAAACCCAGAGAATATAGGATAAGTTGTAGAACCATAGGTGGCTGTTATCTGCACTTTCTTCATAGGGGTTAAAAATGTGTAATATGGGCTTGCAGGGTTTTCAGGATTAAAGTCGCCATTTTGATCTACTATACGTAAAGCAAGTGTGCCAGTTTGAAATTCATCAATTAAAGCGTTACGGCCACGTTTAGTTTCAATACGATTTACTTGATTAGATACATCAACAATTACAGCTGCGGAATCTGCTAATACGTTTGTGTCTAATATGCCTTGATCTAATATCATGGCCTGAGCAAAACTTGGCCCAGTACTAAAGTTAATTATTGCATTTACTACAGGTACTGCCATTACAAGCCACCTGCTACCCCATAAGAAATACCAGACTTAGTTGCAATTTGAATACTCTCAGCCACTAATTGAGCAAATCTGTCGCCAGTTTGTGCTACATCTACAGTTATATTTAAGGTATTACCACCTGCCTGGCCAAACGGAGTACCTACATATCTACCAGCTGCATCAAAGTCGCTTATTGGTGGCATTTCATTAAATGATGGTGCGCTTGTAATTGGTGAACTAAATTGATCTAAAAAGTTTTCTACCCTTGTGTTTGTAGCTCTAGCGACAGATAAAGCAGTCTCATAGGTAATAGGTTTTCCAGTACCACCAGCATTTGGTAATGTGCCACCTTCTTTTAATATAAATGCATTAATCCTGGCCGTCAATGCCATAACTGAACTTAATGCAGCATCAAAACTAGCGGCAAACTTCTTAGCTGCTTCGGCTGCTTGCATCTCAGCTAATATTTTTTTAGCCAATGCTTCATTGTTATCTAATATGGCTATTTGACCCTGTATGCGTAATTTAGTTTCAGCATCGGTGGCTTCATTAAGTGCCTTAGTTAAACCAATGCGCTCAATATCAAACTGATCTTTTAACTTATCTACGGCAGATTTTTCTTTTAATTTAGTAATTTCTTGTGTGCGTAGTCGGTTAATCTCTTTAATATTTCTGGCTTCTTGCCTTCTTTGTGCTGCCAGGATACGACCTTCGGCTGGTGTATCAGCTGCTGGCCTACTAGCTGAGGCTGCACCTGCCGCTCTTTTGCCTGCAGAGTAATAAGAACTTATGACTGGTGCATTACGTAAAATAAAGTCTAAGAAACTACCACCACCAGGAGTAGGTATTTTAACTCCAGCCAAACCTTTTAATTCTTTAGTTAATTCCCCTACGCCACGTATTAAATAACTAACAGAATTAGCAACATCTTCTATTTGTGTTGCAAGGCTAGATACAGTGCCACCTTTACTTATGTTAGATATCGAATCTAATAAACTTTTACCAATAACCTCGGCTGCATTAGCTGATGCAACTCTTAATTGATCCATTTTGCCAGCATAAGTATCTAATCTGGCCGCTGCTTGACCTGCAAACTTATCGTTTAATTCACCTAGAATCTTATCCATGTCGCCAGTTTTTAATGTAGCTTTACTTAGGCCTACACCTAATCTAGTTAATGCGGATGTTTGTCCTGCATAACCTTTGGCAATAGCGGCACTAACTTCTGATACAGAACGACCAGTGGCTGCTGCAATATTTAAGGCTGTGTTTAATGCTTCTTGGCTTTTAGTTATTGAGCCTGTAACTGTTAATAACTGTTGAAATGCTGGTCTTAATTGGTCATCTAATACGCCTGTAGCCTTCTGTAAATTGGCTATGTAAAGTTCTACACCTGGTGCACTAAATGCATACCCTGTGTTCTTTAACTGCATCTCTAAAGATTTGGCTGCCTTCTCATCAGCTGCAAATGCATTAATTGCTTTCTTGCTATATGCAGTAAGCGCTGTTAAAGCAAAGACACGTCTAAAGGTTCTACCTAATGCCTGAGTTTGTTTCTCAAATGCTGTTAATTCTTTTTTGGCTTGCTTTAGGCCTTTGTTATTATAGGTACTAACCGCCGATACGACTACATTGGCCACTATGCGACCTTCTTATCTGTAGATTTATTAAAATGTGTTGCTACTTCATTAACGGCCTTTACTATTGCTTCATAAATGCCAGCACTCTCTTGTGCAAATGCTTTGTAAATTAAACGACCTTTAGTCTTACGGCTACTTTGTCCTCTTACACCTTTAACCCTAGGCTGTGATGTGAGTGTAGGTAGATCAGTAACAAACTGATAGCCAGCAAATGGATTGTTTGAGTTATAGGCCGATCTAGCACGGCTTCTACTTTTAGAAATACCAGATTGCTTATAGGCAACTGTGCTACTACCTTCATAAACAGACGTAAATGGTGCTCTACCTTGTGGGTTTAATCTACCTGCAGTTTCATAGATACGACCAGCTGCGCTTATGTTATAGACATAACTTTCTACCTGGTAGCCATTACTAAACTGCCTATTCTTGCCTTCCTTAAATCCAATACCACCACGTACTTGGTTTTCATCGTATTTAGGAAATGGTCGATAATCAACAGTTGATTGGATTGGTTTAGCCCAGCCAGACAATACATCAGTGTTGCTTGCTACAAATCCTTTAGCTTTGGATTCTACTGTTTTCATTAAAGGATTAACTGCAGCTTTAACACGCTTGTATAAATCCTCGTCAATAAACGTCAAGCCTTTTAAGACGTCATTAACGCCTACGACCTCGACCTCTACTGGCATCTTGGACCTTCCTGGCTCTATCGTTCAAAACCTGCACTATTGCATTAATCATTTCTGAATCCATATTAATGAACTCACTTGGCGCTATCCCAGTTTCAACGCTTAATGCAGCGATGCTATAAACTAAAGAATCACGCCGTACTATTTTTTTTCTTCGTCTAAAACCTCTACAGTTTCTAAAGTATCAATAAATTCAGTACCCCATAAAGGTATCTGTGCGCCAGACCTACGCAAGCATTCGTATGCTAACCAAAATATCTCGGTCTGCCTTTCGTGCTCACGTAGGACTTTAGAAATTCCAGCGCCGTACTTCAATTCGAAAGCGTACTCGACACCTGGTGTTATCTTGTGCTCAGATACATCACCATTAGCCCTTGTTATCTTTAGCTTTGCCATTGTTACTCCTTAGTTAGAACGCCACTGATGGCGATAC